CAACCACAAGCAAAGTAACCTGGTTAGATGGCTCTGGTCCCATGTTCTTGTTTCCTATGGATACAGCAAGATGGGCTTGAGATATAGAACCAGGGGTACAGTGTTTAGTGGTAGAATGGATACAGGATTGGGAGATAGTTTAGTTTCTTATGCTATGTTGTGTGCATATATGCGTGAATGTAGAATCTCAAAATATACGATGTCGGTTAATGGTGATGATAGTGTAACTATAATTGAAAAAGCTGATTTCAATAAATTATTGGGTATGGATTACTTCAAGAAGTTTGGTTTTGTTATGAAATTTGATCACACTGAGGACTTCCAGAAAATGGATTTTTGTCAAACGCGACCTGTTCAAACAGATTATGGTTGGATGATGGCAAGAGGGCCACGTAGGTTACTACAAAGAGCTGGATGGAGTGTTAAGAAATTTGGTAAAAGATGCCAGAAGTCCTATGTTAAGAGTTTAGGGTTAGGAGAAATGGCTATAAATTATGGTTTACCTATCGGGTATAAGCTTGGCAGAATGATGTATGATGCTGGTGGCGGTGCTCGTTTGCTTCCCGTTGATCGTAAGAGATTCGTGAGTCAAACGAAGCAGCGCTTCTGGCAAGTTATTGATGTACCTAGTATATCTATGGCTACAAGAATCAGTTATCAGACTGCTTGGGACTTATCACCCTGTGAACAGCTAGAAATCGAAAGTAAACTCAAAATTGTGTGTTGTCCCAATGTTACACCTCAGCAACAATGGGAATATGAACGTATATTAGATGTTAGGTTATAATTAAACCCGTATTCGGGGTAGAATTAAGAAAACAGCGGAAGGTATACTTCTTTATATTTAGTTAGTTAAATGGCTGGCAAAGGCAGAAAGAAGAATAATAAAACAATTAATGCTGAGAAGGTTGTTGTTCAAACAAAAGTTGTTGAGAAGAATAATAGAACAGAGAAGAAACCGAAAACAGAAGAACAGATTTTGAAGAAGCGCGAGAAGAACCGCTTACGCAGACTTAGGCAGAAAGAAAAGAAAAATCACGAGGAGATGGCACCACCAAAAGAACAGAGAGCTAAATTTAGTAAGAATGCCCCGGGAGTTATAGCATCATCAGGCACACAGGAAACTGCGGCTATGTCTGATGAAGGTAGAGCCTGGGTTTATCACTATTTAGATCCTTGTGGTACACATCACCCTGCGGTTAGCAGTAGACGTATTCCTGATGAGGCTGTCCCTGAATCAGCAGCTCCAGGCTGGAGATTCTTGGATACTTTATACAGGCCTAATCAGAAATCGTCAGAGACAGAAACAACTGGTAAAAATGGTAGTTGGCTTTTCATTAAGACACCACTATTGAGAGTTGCTGCTATTCTTGTATTCAATGCTAAGAGTAAGGAGTTTACACAAGAGCGTATGATTCCTTTCTGTGTCGCATGGGCAAATTCACGTGCCGCTAGTAGTCCTAGTTCTGTTACCTACCCTGAGTGGGTTGAGTTTGAGGTTGGGGATGAAGAGTATGATTCTGACACTGAAAAGATGATCCCTGAGAATTACTTCACTGTTTTGGCTTATTCAGCTCTATCCTTGTTGTTGCCTCCTGACGAAATGGGTAATTCAACTACTGTTTTGTCTTTCAGGTTTACTGGTGATGGGTTAGTTATACATCATAACACACCGA